TTCTACCAATGAGTGCCGCAATATTTGTAATCAACGATGGCAAAGCATATTTTATTGACGAAATAGAGATGTACGGATCCAACACTGACGAATTGGCAGAAGAAATAATCACAAGATATCCAAATACAAAAATAATAGCATTTCCAGACCCGGCTTGCAGACAGCGTCGTTCATCGGCGGGGGGACGCACGGATTTGAGCATTCTTCAGAATGCGGGCATGATCTGTAAGGTCCCATCTAAACATATGCCAGTGAGAGACCGAATCAATTCAATGAATTCAAGGTTAAAGAATGGATCAGGAGAGAGAATGATAAAAATACATCCAAGATGCAAGAAACTTATACAAAGTTTAGAAAGACACACATATAAATCAGGCACAAACCAACCAGATAAATCATCGGGATTTGATCATATGTTTGACGCCGCGTCTTATGCCATATCCAACATATGGCCAATAACAAGAGACTATATAATAGAAGAACAACCACAACAATGGAAGGTGATGATATAACATGGCTTCAATCAGCGATTTTGTAGTAAATCAAGATCCTAAAACAACCAGTAACTATTACACAGCACTGGGAGTGCATCCAGAATACCTCAATCATTACAAGAGATGGGAGTTCTTGATCAAATCATATCTAGGCGGTTATGAATTCAAAATGGGACAATACCTAACGAGATACGTGTACGAATCAGATCGCGACTACCTAAAAAGATTACAGACCACACCATATGATAACCATGTGAAAGCAATCACGCATATCTATAATTCATTCATCTATCGTAACCCTATTCGTAGAGACTTTGGCAACATCGCAGAAACACCAGAACTAGAAGCATTCTTAAATGATGCAGATCTAGAAGGAAGAACATTTGATTCTGTGATGAGAGACGTGAATGCAATGAGCACGGTGTATGGGCATGTCCTATGTCTCATCGATAAACCGAAATCACAAGCAATGACTCGTGCCGAAGAATTGAACCAAAACATCAGACCTTACATCAACATTTTTACTCCGGAAAACATATTGGATTGGGAGTTCCAGAGAACACCAAGCGGAATGTACGAATTAAGTTATCTAAAACTATTGGAAGTAGAATACAGGGCCAACGGGGCCAACGAGAGATACTACGTGAGAAAGTTCACACCAGAAACAATAACCCTGGAACAATACAAACCAGAAAAACCAACCACACAATTTATATTGGAACAAATGCCAAACGAGCTGGGCAGGATACCAGCGGTATTTGTATATGCCAACCGATCACCTGTGCGAGGCATAGGAGTCAGCGACATTGGAGATTGCGCTGATATGGCGGCGGCCATACACACTGAGCTTTCTGAAATAGAGCAAGGCATAAGATTGAGCATACATCCATCTATAGTGGCCACACCAGACACAGATCTCAATGCGGGGGCGGGCGCCATCATAAGAATACCGCCCGAAACAGACAGTGGATTAAGACCATACCTATTACAGAGCAACGGACAAAACATTGATAGCATAATTCAAAGTATTGAACAAAAAGTAGGAATGATCGATAGGATGGCGATGATGTCAGGCATAAGATCAGTACAAACTCGTCAGCAATCAGGCATAGCCATGCAGACCGAATACACCCTTTTGGATTCTAAACTAACAGAAAAAGCAAAAAATTTAGAAGTGGCCGAGGAGCAGATGTGGAGATTGTTCGCTCTATGGCAAGGCACAGTATTTGATGGTAAAATAACATACCCAGTGCAGTTCCACATCAGAGACAAGAATTTAGACATGGACATATTGGAAAAAGCCGCAAGGACCAATCCAGCAGATCCAATGGTAAAACAACTCATCGATGACAAGATCAAAGAAACATTGGTCAGAGATCCATATGAGTTGGCAGAGATGTTTGAAAAATATACAATTACCAATGAAGCAGAGGAATACGAAAAATCATCTGAACCAAATGACCAAACGACCTTACCAGACCAGATTGATGGTAATTTACTACAGCATATCAAAGAAATGATAGCAAGTGGGGCTTCCGACGCAGATATACTGGCTATGCATCCTGAACTAACCAAAATAAACAATCAATAGGAGCACACATGCCAGTTCATAAAGTCAAGGGTGGTTATAAATGGGGCAGTAAAGGCAAGACCTATAAGTCTAAGAGCAAGGCCGCAAAACAGGGCAGGGCCGCCTATGCCGCAGGATATAAAAAAAAATAACCATGACACCGGTTCTACAACACAAACATCTATTGGTGAGGGCGGAAGTTAACGCACCACCACTACAAGATTTTGATCTAGCCCGCGAGTTGGCCAGTTTGGTCCAACACATCGACATGAAAATACTATCAGGACCACATACCGCCTGGTGTCCAGTGAAGGGCAACACAGGTTGGTCTGGCGCCGTGATCATTGAAACATCATCAATCACGTTCCATTCATGGACCGAATCACATTATCCCGTGATACAGCTGGATGTTTATACTTGTGGAGAGATGGACATTGATACGGTGCTATTATGGCTTCGTCAGTTTGAGCCCGAGCGCATAGACTACAAACTATTGGATCGCGAAAACGAATTCCGCACAATAGATATCAACAGATTAGAATTATTTGAGACCAATCCAGGATTCCTCGGCCTATAGAACAATGAGCGACATAGAAAAAACAAACCTCGAGGCACATGTGGAGCTATGCACACAAAGATTTATGAGAATTAACGAGAGATTGGACAAGATAGAAGAAAAACTGGATGAGATGTGCGAACATATGAATAAAAACAACGGCGGCACTATCAAAACACTGATATACAGCGCGGGCACGGTGATAGCGGGACTGCTATCCACCATCGTGGTGCTGTTGATGAAAATGTAGTATGAGCCGTGGCAGGAAAAAAACAAACATCACAAACAACACAGCCAGAAAGAAAACATCTGTATCAGGGCGGTCTATGTTGTCCTGTATTGGTCGCTGTAAAGAAATTGTTCTCGGATGGCTATACAAAATATATTTCTGCAAAAAACACAGACACGCAAGAAATAATAAAAGACCATACTGGCAGACCTGTTCCATGGAAGACTGTGGACTGGGACTGAAGAAAAAATGGCGAGCACCGTTTGATTGGGAATAAATTAGTGTATGCCCTATCATGGTAAGTTAAAAGGCCAGGCAGTACAAACAGCCACAGCCAACGCACTAGAAAACGAAATCAAACAATATCTATTCTATAATCAGAGAGTGCAAAAACACCAAAGCATTCGTGCCGCATTCATGGCGAGGAAGCATCTACAAAAAATGAAAGCATTGATACACAAAAGAAAACTAGAACTACTGGCATTATACAGCTCAGACGAAAAAAGAATCAAAGAATACTACAATGATATATTCACTGGCGGCAAAGAAACAAAATAAATAAACTTACTCAACCAAAAGGAGGAACTCAAATGTCAGAGTCAAAAGCGACAGATGTCCAACTTGCAGATGTTACGGCTACAGAAGCAAAAGACACTAAACAATCACAGCCGGAAAAAGAGGTATCAAAAACCATTACATTAGAAGAATTCAACAACGCAATGGCCGCTGTAAAAAGAAATACAGAGGAAAAAGTGTTGAAGAAATACGCTGATGTAGATATTGAAAAATATCGCGAACTTTTGACCAAAGAAGAGCAGTTGCGAATCGATGAGCAAAAGAAGCGAGGTGAGTTTGAAAAGATCCTGAAGGAAACTGCTGAAAAGAAAGACCAACAGATCACTCAACTCAGAACACAACTTAACCAAGTTAAGGTAGATGGAGCGATAGTAAATGCCGCTTCCAAATACAAAGCAATCAACCCTGATCAGGTCGCAAGACTGGTAAAAGAAAAGGTAAGATTGAGCGAAGCAGGTGAAGTTGAAGTTATTGGGGACAATGGAGCTCCAAGATACACCGATTCCGGGGAACCAATGTCGGTTGATCTACTCGTAAAAGAGTTCATAGATCAAAACGCACATTTCAAAGCCGCGGGTCCAAGTGGATCTGGATCTACAGGAAACACCAAACCAAAATCAATAAAGGACATTGATATCTCTCAGTTGGATCTAAACAATCCAGAACATAGAAAGATATACGCACAATACAAGCAGAGTACTTCTGATGTAAAGCGTATGTTTTAAACATAACAACAGGAGAGACCAGCAATGGCAATCAACACAACATCAACGCATTCAGCGTTGTTAACGAATATAATCCAAGAGGCTATATTTTCTGCATCCGAGAGATCGATCGCAGGTGGCCTAGTGAAAGTATTCGACTACACAGGAACACCAGGCTTAACAGCACAAGTTCCAGTGTATCCAACAGTATCGGCTTCAGGCCTAACTGAAGGAACAGACCTATCAACCCAAACATCTGTTAACCCATCTACAGTCACTATCACAGCGAGTGAATTAGGTGTGAGAGCAGACTTAACAGACTTGTTAAGAGAAGCATCAACTAGAAATGTTGCCCAAGATATTGGTGGCATTTTAGGACGAGCTATTGGGGAGAAAGTGGATCGAGACGTGTTCGCACAATTTGATTCATTAACAACTAACGTGATCAACTCATCAGGCACAGACTTATCGCCAAATGACATCCTTAAAGCGATCTACTTGCTAAGAGGACAAAATGCGACGACTGACTCCGATGGTGATTACTACGGTGTATTCGCACCAGCACAATTGCACAACGTGGCTAAAGTGTTAACTCAAGCAGGATTCGTTGGTTCACAAGCACCAGCTATTTCTACAGTGGGTAACTCTTTACTGTCATCAAGTGCATACGTTGGAAAAATCTATAACTGCAAAATCTTTATGACTACAGCAGTTGTGGTTGATTCAGCGAGCGATGCAGTGGGTGGAGTATTTTCACCTGAGGCGTTTGGACACGTGATCAAAAGACCAATCGTTGTCAAAGAACAATACGATGCTTCATTAAGAAGTACAGAGTATGTTGCTACGACAGCAAGAGGTAACGCGATCCTTAAAGACGCTTACGCAGTTAAAGTTAAATCAGAGGCAGTTGTTGACTAATAATCAATAACGAATTTGATTCGCTATAAACA